TAATCAAGAGTGGGTTGAAGTTAAGCCAAAAGCAGGTGAGTAATGGCTAATCTAAGTATTAAGACAGGCACTATTAGTAGGTCAATGTTGGTTGGTAATCCGCCGTTTAGTCCTGGCGTTTTTGAGTCAATTGCTACTATAAATGCAAGCGGAACTTCTAGTATTACATTTAGTTCAATACCTCAAACTTACAAACATTTGCAACTTAGAAATATAGGCAGAGATAATCGTGCAGGTGCAACATTTACTGTTCTGTATATGTATTTTAACGGAGATACTGCAACTAATTATTTTTTTCACGAAGTAAGAGCAGATGGTTCTACCGTGACGGCACAAGCAAGTGGCGCAACAGAATTTATTTTTTTTGGTTCAAATACCGCATCTAGCGCAACATCTAATGTTTTTGGAACTTCAATAGTTAATATTGCTGATTACACAACTACAAATAAAAAGAAAACTGTAAGAAGTTTGTATGGTTGGGATAACAATGGTTCTGGAAGAATTGGAATTAATTCTGGTTTGTGGAACTCTGAATCTGCAATTAGTAGTATTACAATTTTTCCTTCAGGAACTCCTACTTTTACTTCTAATTCAATTTTTTCACTATATGGAATAAAAGGTGCGTAGATGCCATTGACATACGATAATATTGCTACCACTACTTTAAGTAGTGCTGCTCAAAGCATTACATTTTCTTCTATTCCTGGAACTTATACAGACTTAAAAGTTATATTGGTAGGAACATTTTCAGCAGTTAATTATTTTGAAATAACTTTTAATGGAACAACTTCTGGGTATTCTTGGACTTATCTTAATGGTGATGGCAGTTCGGCAATTTCAGGCAGAATTTCATCTAATACTAAATGGGTTCCTAACTTTCCAACTGGCGCAGGAAGCACAACAATACCTATGCTTTCAATTACAGATATTTTTTCTTATACTGGCTCTACCTTTAAAACTGGTTTAATGGAAACAAGCGCAGACCTTAATGGTTCAGGACAGGTTATTCGTTCAGTTGGACTTTGGCAAGACACAGCCGCCATAACCTCTGTTAAATTAGAAGTGCAAACTGCCAATTGGAACGCTGGCACAATTGCTACTTTGTATGGGATAAAAAATGCCTAACACATACGCTTTGATTTCATCTAACATATTAAGCACAACAGCCGCTTCTGTGACTTTTTCTGCTATTCCAAATACATACACTGATTTAGTTTTAAGAGCAAGTATAAGAACTGATGCAGGAAGTCCAAATCTTTTACTTAGAATAAATGGTGCTACAACTGGATTTTCTGACACTGCAATGCGGGGAACTGGTAGTGCGGCTAATAGTCTTAGAAACACTGGTTCGCCTGATTACAATTATGGTGGTATTGCAAACGGCACAAGTAGCACAACTAATACATTTACTGATTTAGAATGGTATATTCCTTCTTATACCGCTACTCAATTTAAGCCATCATCTGCTTTTAGTGCTTATGAGAACAATGGAACTACGGCTTACATAACTGCTGTTGCAAATCTATGGTCAAACACAGCAGCAATAACTCAATTACTAATTACACAAGGTTCAGGCAATCTAGTTGCAGGTTCAAGTTTTTATTTATACGGCATCTCAAAATCATAAGGAGCAATAACCATGGCAAAAGACATACTAACTAAGGTAATAGTAGATTGCTCTACAGGAGAGCAGACTATTGAGCCGCTAACAGCAGATGAAATTTCTGCATTAGAAGCAAACCGCGCACAAGCAGAAGCAGACCGCGCCGCCGCAGAAGCAGAAGCAACTGCCAAGGCAGAAGCCAAAGCATCAGCACTTGCTAAACTAGCCGTTCTTGGACTTACAGAAGAAGAAGCCGCCGCAATAGCAGGTTAATTATTGGGAAAGGAAGTCTGCCATGGCTACCACTTATCGGTATTTATTTGTAGACCTTCTTACCAATACGATCATTGCCGAACTACCTCTGACTGGTGTTGCCTTCACACAGCAACTTAACCAGGCAGGAACTTTTAGCGGGCATTTGATGTTGTCGGGTATTAACACCGACAAGTTTAATGTTGACGCTTCTACGATCCCAGCCAAGTGTGGTCTTTATGTGGACCGCGATGGCATTCTTGTTTGGGGCGGTGTTATTTGGGGGCGCCAATACAACAGCCAGGACCAGTCTTTAACCATCCAGGCACGCGAGTGGATCTCTTACTTTGAACGCCGCCGCGTCACCCAAACCGTAGATTTCACCGCCATTGACCAGTTGGTTATAGCCAAAACCCTGATTGAGGATGCCCAGTCAGTTCCTTCAGGCGACATTGGCGTGGGGTATAACTCCGCAGGTCAAACTTCCTCGGGCATTTTAATTGATCGCGTTTACTATGACTATGAATTAAAGAATGTGTTTCAGGCTGTCCAAGACCTTAGCCGCCAGTCTGATGGTTTTGATTTCGACATTGATATTGAGTACGACCCAATCACCGACCTTCCTCGTAAAGATTTCAACACTTACTATCCTAGAAGCGGTCTTGTTTATACCGTGGGCGACCCTGCTTGCCCTGTGTTCGAGTTTCCTGCGGGCAATATTGTCGAGTATGAATACCCTGAGGATGGATCGACAACAGCCAACACAATCTACGCAATTGGCGCTGGCTCTAACGAAGGCAAACTGATCTCTGCCGCTTCTCACCCAACAATCCTCACCGAAGGTTGGGCAGTCCTTGAGGACCAGGTCAACTATTCAGATGTGACCGATCAGACCGTGTTAGATAACCTAGCGATGGGCGCTGTAAACGCCTTTGTTATTCCGCCAATCACCATGAAGGTTGTGGTGCCAGCGTTTGTAGACCCTGTTTACGGAACATACGAAGTCGGCGATGATGCCCGAATTATGATTACAGATGATCGCTTTCCAAACGGCCTAGATGCTATCTACCGCATCGTTGGATCAAGCGTTGAACCTGGCGAGGATGGCCCCGAGCGCGTTACCCTGTCCTTAACAACTGGAACAGAGGCGGAGATCGTTTAATGGCTTACATAAATCAACCAGCAAGTATGCAATCGCTCTTTAATGATCTAAGCAACCGAATTACAAAGTTAGAAAATGCTCAACGCTTCACCGCTCCTAATTTTAACTTTGCCACAGGCAATCCTGCCAACCCTCGCGTGGGCGACATTTTCTACGACACTAATTCTGACCGTCTTGTCTATTGGGATGGGACTACTTGGTATAAGTTGACCCAAACCGTTTTATAATTGTTATTATTACAACATGACAACTAACGAATGGCTAGGTATAGCCGTAGCCCTTAGCACTCTTATTGGATCGCTGGCAGTCGGCGTGCGCTTTTTAGTAAAACATTACCTTTCAGAATTAAAACCCAACGGCGGAGCAAGCCTTCGAGATGAGCAAAATAGGCAAGGCGAAACAATCAAACGGCTGGAGAACCGAGTTGACGAGATTTATCGCTTGTTGCTTAATCGCGCTTAGTCTTACAGGCTGTGGGTATCAAGGATGGGTCCGCTACCCCTGCCAAGAGTATGAAAACTGGCAAAACGAAGAGTGCAAACCACCAAGATGTGAGGCGTTGGGGCAATGCACAAAAGACCTACTTCCTGAAGTGGAGACGCAAAATGGCTAGAAAAAGATTGACACCTGAGGAATTGCACGCTCGTTTAATTGTGACAATTGGAATTGTTTTAGCGATTGTCTTTGCTGTATCGGTGAGCAGTATGTTGTATGCGCTTTTATTTATCACGCAGCCTATGGCACAAGCCCCAAATGATGCCGCTTTTATTGACCTTGTTTCAACATTGACCGTATTTTTAACTGGAACGCTTGCTGGCATAGTAAGTGCCAATGGGTTAAAATCTAAGCCAAAACCAAAGGAAGGTGAAATTGATGAGCCAACGCCATGAGTTCGTAGAAGTTGCACTTAAAGAAGTGGGAACTATAGAAGGCCCTAAAGATAATGAAACTAAGTATGGCAAGTTTACAAAGGCCAACTTTCAACCTTGGTGCGGATCGTTTGTAATGTGGTGCGCTAATCAAGTGGCGCTTAAAATTCCTAACTGTGTTTATACACCAGCAGGGGCAAAAGGCTTCATAGATAAAGGCAACTGGCAAGCGGCTGAAACAGCAACCCCTGAGCCTGGCGACATTGTTTTCTTTGACTTTCCAGCCGATGGAGTTGACCGAATTTCCCATGTTGGCATTGTTGTAAAAGACAACGGCAACGGCACAATCACCTGTGTGGAGGGAAACACCAGCCCCGATAAAAAGGGAAATCAGAGAAATGGTGGAGAGTGCTGCCTAAAGGTTCGCGCTTACAAGAAAAAGAACGGAAGCAAACTAGTGAAATCGCAGCCTGTAGCAATTGTGGGCTTCGGTAAACCAAAGTTCAAGGAGACCAAATGAACGCACAGTTAAAAGCAGCAATTGAGTCATACGCACGATCTTTTGTAGTCGCGGCCATCGCCGTCTACTCCGCAGGAGAAAGCGATCTCAAGGCCATCGTTATTGCGGGATTAGCCGCAGTTGCTGGCCCTGCAATCCGCGCAATCAATCCTAAAGACCCTGCTTTTGGCTTCATTGCTGACGCGGTAGATGTTGAAATCAAGGCGCTTGCAAAGAAGTCCACTAAGAAAAAGAAATAATTGCTGGACAAAAGCACCCGACACCAACCTGTCGGGTGCTTTCTCTTTTCTAACTCTTGATGTAACCTTGAGGCTATAGGAGGCAACATGGCGCTTAATGATAAATTTACTGAAATCTTGTCTAAACGAACAATCCGCCGAACAACAGGTATTTGTGCTTATCAACAAATGTATGAAAGTCTTTCTAAAGCAGATCAGAAAACATTAGATGATGCCTGGGCCAAAAACTACCCAACAAACCTTATAGTGCAAGCGCTGCGTTCCGAAGGAATGAAATGCAGTTCCGACACCATACGGCTTCACAGAAACGGCACTTGTCGATGTCCGAAAGAATAGAGGCTCTTATTAAAGAGCGCGGCAGAATGTATGGCGATGCAATAGATAACTTCACCGCCGTGGGCCGTGGTTGGGGTGCCATTTTGGGAGTCGATGATATTCCGCCTCATCAGATTGCTTTGATGATGGATTGGCTTAAAACGGTGCGCTGTGCATACAACCCAACACACGAGGACTCTTGGCAGGACAAATTAGGCTATTCGGAATTAGGGAAACGGATCGCTCTAGATGAGTCTTAAAGATCAATTTGATGAGATGCCTGAAGGCGTAGAGTCCAGCGATGTTAAAGAATTACGCCAGGCGATGTTGCGATTGCAGAAACAATTAAAACAATCTAAAGAACGCAACGAGGATTTGGTATTTGCCACCAGGCAAGCCGCTTACGATGCGATGCTTACTTTTGGCAAAATACCCCCAGTTCCAGCCATCACTATTGATAAACGCAAGACCAAAGGCGAAGTTGCTCTTTGGCACATGACAGATTGGCAAGGCGCAAAACGAACCGTCAGTTATAACTCCGACATTATGCGCAGACGCGTGATGGAATTTGCAGAAAAAGCCGTAAGAATTACCGACATTCAACGCGCCGATCACCCTGTGAAAGAGGTAACCATTGCTTTTGGTGGCGACATGGTTGAAGGGTTGTTTAACTTTCCAAGCCAGGCATTTGAAATCGACAGCACTTTGTTTGAACAATATGTAAATGTTTCACGCCTTTGCGTTGATGTTGT